GGCCGTTCGTGAAGTCGTCGGCCGAGAGCGAGTCGAGCGTCCCGTTCCAGAACCCCACGTCAACGGTACTCACGGCGTCGTCGCCGGAGCCCTCGAACTCGGGCATCGCGGTCAGCGTGCGGCCGACGGTGGCCTCGACGGTGTGCCCGGCGTAGCGTTCAAAGTTGGCCGCCGACTCCTCCTTGTAGACGACGCCGCCCGTCCAGCGGCCGTTCGCGCGGCCGCACATGCCGATGTAGCGCCCGAGGGTGCGCGCGTCGTCGGCCCGCAGCGGCGGCACGTCGGCGACGACGATGTAAGAGTTGGCCGGGGTGTCCACCGGCGGGCGCTCGTAGCCCGTCTCAATCGGCGGGAGGTCGGCCGACTGGTAGGCGCTCGCGTCGTGGCGCACGGCCTCGCACTTGATGGGGCCGAGCATCCCGTACTCCATCCCCACGATGCGGACGGTGTGCTCGGTGCCGTCGCGCATCACGATCTTGACGACGTTCGACGGGATGAGGTTGAGGTAGTACCAGGGGAGCGTGAACGTGAACTTCTTCCGCTCGATGCGCTCGATCATCAGGAGCCGGCGCGCGAGCTGCTTGGCGTCCGTGGCCGGCAGCACGACCGAGAGGTTCGCCTGGCGCGGCTCAAGGTAGGCGCCGCCCGGCATCACGTGTGACTGCTGGTTGCCGTGGTAGTCGAGCGCCGGGTCGATGTAGCCGACGATGAAGGTGCGCGGCAGGGCGCGCTCCTCCTCGCGCGTCTCTTCCAGCGGCTCGCCGGGCGCGGCGCCGAAGTCGTGCGCGTCGAGCTCCCCCTCGGTAATGGTGCAGACGGGCAGCGCGTTCGGGTCGCGCTTGACGGCGCGAATCTTCCCGTCGGCTTCCACGAGGTCGAAGTTGTACGCGACCTGAAGCTGGCCGATGGCCTCGCGCGCCTCGCCGACCGAAGTCATCAGGAGGCCGTAGAAGGGGTCGGCCGCGATCTCATCGAGCACGAGGTACTGCTCGGCGACGCCGGCCATGCCGTAGAGCTTCCGCACCGCGTCGCCGACCGTCTCCGTGCCCTCGTCTATCTCGGCCGTCCACAAGACCTGCCGGGGGCCGTCGAGCAGCCACTCCTCGATGTAGAGGCCGACGAGCCCGCGGTTGGCCGAGTAGACGTTGGTGTCGCCGCCGGCCAGCTCCAGGAGGAGCGAGTCGGTCGGCTGGTTCTCCGTCCCGCGGTACGTGCGGATGTTGCCGGGGATGGCCGAGATCGGCGTCACGCCGCCGGAGTTGGCGGGGCCGACGGTGAGGAGATCGACGTAGAGGTCTGCGCCGGCCTCGTTCCACGTGTTGATGATCTGGATGACGTTGCCGGCGCCGACGGGGACGTTGAGGGAGGCGACCGCCTCGTTCGTGTGGCCGTTGCTGCTGTTGCCGGGGACGTGGACGGAGCGCTGGAACACGCCGTTGACGTAGATGTCGGCCGTCCGCTGCCCCGACGCGATGTAGCGGAAGGTGAACCGGGTGTCGGGGCCGAAGCCCTGCACGCCACTGACCTGCACCGAGCCGCCGGGGCCGCCGGGGTTGAGCTTCACGCCCTGCCCGCCGGAGAACAAGGAGCTGTTGGCGATGATGCCGTTATTGAGGATGCCGGACTCGGCCTCGTATGCCAGCACCTCGCCGGTGCCGGTCGGGTCGGTCGGGTCGTCGGGGTCTATCGGGTCGGTCGGCTCCTGCTCGACGGCGATGTAGTCGTAATGGGAGCGCGGCTTTTCGCGGTCGGAGGGGTAGGTGGCCTCGGGGTTGTACGCGCCGGTGATGGCTTGGAGCGCGTAGGCGCCGGCCGAGGCGACGGGCTGCCCCGTGCGGTTGAGGTCGAAGACGAGGCGGTCGTCCGCCCACAGCCGCGTGATGCCGCGCGCCGCCGGCCCCTTGCAGAACATGATGCCGAGCGACGTGTAGTAGTTGTAGCTGTTGACGGTCGGCGAGGGCGGCTGCGGCGGGCCGCCCTTGCCGCCGGACGTGCCCGGCGTCGTCGTCACGCGCTCGTCGATGCCGGTAGACCACACGACCTGCCCGGCCATGCGGCCCTTACCTATCAGAATCGGGTAGTCGCTGTTGTAGCCCGAATACTGGATGCGGATGTCGTCATAGCGACCGCGATCCACCGGCGGCGGCTCGCCCGGCTTCGGCGTCATCAAATAGTTGGCCGTGTAGCTGGCCGCCGAGACGGCCGCCGCCACGCCCGCAGCGATGAGGAGTTCTACGCCCATCTACCCGACGACCTCCGGGTACTCGAAGCAGCGGCGCACGCGCCTCGCGTAACGCTGATAGGGGCCTTCGGTGCAGAACGTGACGAGGTTGCTGCGCGCGCCGTAGGCGTGGATGACGGTGAGCCCGCCGAGCTTCGGGTCGAAGCCGACGACGGCCACGTGAAAGGGGTAAGGCGTGTCGAGCATCATCGCCACGGTGTCGCCGGGCCGCACGTCGGCGCGGTCCTTGGGGCGGAGGATGGTCGCGAGCGTCTCCATGAACGAGTCGTCGCGCGGCTGGCGCGCGTTGTCGTTCGGCACGTCAGCGAGGCGGAAGGGCGGCGCGAAGCCCGCGCGCTCGATGGCCGTCAGGTAGGCGTAGGCGACGACGGCCACGCAATCAATCCCGATCTCGGGGTCGCGCCCCTGGTGCTGATACCTCTTCCCCTTCAGCTCGCGCGCGCACTCGATGACCGACTCGCGCGCGATCTGCGGCATCACGTAGCCCTCGGGCTTAGCCAGCCTTGTTGACACGATTCACCCCCTCGATCTGCGGTATCCCGTCCTCGCCGTGAAAGTTCTGCATGTTGAGGAGCTGCTTGCAGCGCGCCGACGTGCGGTTGCACCCCTCGACCAGCCGCACGATGTCGTCGGGCTGGATGAGGAAGGGGACGGGCAGCTCAAGCGTGATGAGTCCGGCGGCGTTCGAGCGGACGGGGAACTTGCCGAGGCCGACGTTGGCGCCCGACAGAAACTCCGCGGTGCCGAAGGCGAGGATGTCGTCGGCGTACCCGTACTCTTCGATGGAGAACGACCAGCGGCCGTCGCCGCCGACGGAGACGTTGTGATCGAGCGTGAGGTCGGTGAGGTCGCGTTTGCACTCGAAGTCGCCGAAGGTGATGACGCGGCACGTCGGGCTGACCTTGATGCCGATCTTCTGCGAGAGCGCGGCGTTGCGCCCCAACGCCTCGGCGCGGAACCGCCGGCCGAGCACCTGGACGCGACCGATGGGGCCGGCGAGTAAAACCAGCTCGCCCATCGACAGGTCTTTGTAATTGACGATGAAGATTTCTTCTTCGGCCGCGTCGAAGACTCCGGCGTCGATCTTGGCCGGCGTGATCTCGTTGTCGATGAAGATGGCGTCGAGCTGAGTGTTGGGCGTGGCGGTGCCGACCTGCTGCGCGATGTTCAAAGGCGAGAGGCCGCGCGCCGAGGAGAAGACGACGCCGGCGTGACCCGGGAGCGCGAGGTTGCGCGTGTGGGTGGTGTAGCCGAGCGAGGCCGCGCCGTCGCGCGTCGTGAGCTTGTAGCAGACGCAGACGGTCGAAGGCACTTCGCGCAGGTGCGCGAGGAGGTCGCCGGTCGAGTAACCGGCCTGCACGTTGCGCGGCACACGGCCGCGCGGGTCCGCGGGGGGTGCGGGCATCAGATGAAGTCCCTCGTCTCGATCAGGGGCACGTTGGGGATGCGGACGAGCCCGGTGTTGTCTTCCTTGAAGACGAAGAGGTCGGTGTCGAGTTCGTCGGTCGCGAAGCGGACGGGGACGGCGAACTCGTAATCCGCCGTGAGCACCTGACCGACGGCGAGGTCGAGCCCGCCGCCGAGGTTCTGAAGCAGGCCGGTCATCGAGTAGCCGTTAGACCACTGGATCGCGTAGTGGATGCCCTCGACGAGCGCCACGCCGTTCTTGCGCAGGACGAACGTGCCCTGCTTGATCTTCGACAGCTCGCGCAGGTGCGAGTTGCCGGCGTGGCCGTAGACCTTGATGACCTGAAGCTCGAACTGACTCCACGGGCCTTGCGCGAGCCCGACGTTGATGCCGCGCCAGTCTTTGAAGTCTTTGCAGAGGAAGCCGCGCGCCATGCCCTTCGCGCCGTAGAAGAAGTTGGCGAGCTGGTCGAGGTCGATGATGGTCTTCACGCCGCCGGCCGCGTTGAAGGTCAGCAGGGGGTCGTCCCAATCGACGTTGCGCGTCTCGCGCCCCGAGTCGGTGACGTTGATGCGCGTCTTGAACCGGATGGCCCCGCCCTGGCTCACGAGCTTCAGCGGGAAGAGGACTTGATCGAAAGCCATTACCTCGAACCTCCCGCGTTGTATCGGTAGTTGTAGGCGGACGAGTGCCGGCCGGCCTCGGCCATGATCTGACCGAAGGAGCGGCGGAAGGACGCGGCGTCCGGCGTCTGCACGTTGAAGACGAAGGTCGGGGCGCCGTCGCCGCCGCCGACGTGGCGGGTCTGCGACGCGACCGCGGCGGGGCCGCGCGCCGAGGCGAAGCCGCCGGCCGAGAAGTGCCGGCGCTCGTAGTAGTCGGGCGGCAGCTCGTGATAGCGGTTGATGTACTCCGCGGTGTAGCGGCCGATGCCGGCGGTCGCCGCGGCCGACAGCACGAACTCGCGCGGCGCGAGCATCGCGGGGATCGAGTCGACGAGGCTTGAGCCGGCGCCGTCGATGTAACCGCCGTCGGCGTGGCCCACCCGGCGCGGGCGCGTGGCGGTACCGCCGCCCTGCACTTCACCCGGGCGCCGGAGCACCGGCGGCCGGCCCGTCGGCGGCGCGCCGCCGGCCTCCGGGTCTGAACCGCCGCCGCCGATGCCACTGAGGAAGCCGCCGGTGAGCGTGCCGACGGCGGCGCCGATGGCCGCCGACGCGAGCCCGCCCCAGAACCCCTGCTGCGCCGGGCGCAAGGTCTGAAGCGTGTCGTCGAGCATTTCGGCGTTGGCCTGCGCCTGCTGCTCGGCGCGCTCCAGCGCGGCGATGATGCGGTCCGTGTTCCGGTCGTCGTTGCGCGTGACGGTCGCGGTCTGCGTCTGCGTCGTCTGCTGGACGGTGGAGACGATCTGAAGCTCGCCGCGCGTGGGGCCTTCCGCCGCCTGCTTCCGGCCGCCGATGCCGAAGAGCTTGGCGATGGCCCCCATAATGCCGCCCTGGGGGCCGTTGCCCTGCGTCTGCCCCTGCTGGTTCGTGCCGAGGCCGAAGAGGTCAACCATGACCTTGTACAGCTCGCTCTTGAACAGCTCGTCGGCGGCCTGCTGTGCCATGTTGAGCACGCCCGACAGGAACGAGGCCGCGCCGGCGCCGACCCCATCCTCGAAACCCTTCTTGATCGCGCCGGTGAGGGAGTCGGCGATCCCGTCGGAGACGCGGCGCACCTTCTCGCGCTGCTTGTCGTAGAACTCTTCGAGGATGTCCGTGCGGCGCTGCGCCGAGTCGGCTTCGAGCTGTTGGATTTGGAGCTGCGTGGCCTGGACGAGCTTCAGGTAACGGGAGTCAAACTCGGCGAGCTTCTGGTAGTAGTCGCGCAGACGGATGAGCTTCGAGCGCTCGATGCCGGCGCGTATCTTGTCGGCCTTCAGCTCGTACTCAAGGCGCAGGCGCTCGCCGGTGATGGCGTGGGTGGTCGTCTTCTCGACGCGCGCGACGCGGCGGCTCTCGATGTCGAGCGCGGATTCGGCGACGCCGATGTTGATGTTGATGACCTCTTCCGACCACTGCCGGCGCTCCTCGATGTCGCGGCGGCGGGCGTCGCGCATGACGCGCTCCCACTCGTCGGCGAACTCCATCTGGTCGTAGAGGAGCTGCCCCAACTGCTCCCGCACCTTCTGCCGGTCGTTGGGGTCTACGAGCCCGGACTTCAACTTGCCGACCAACTGCCGCTCGCGCTCTTGCAGGATGCGGTCGCGCGCGTCCATCGCCTGCCGGGCGGCCTCCTCCTGACTCTTCACCCCGCGGTCGGCGAGGTCGCGCTGCACGGCCTCGATGATGCCGGCCTCGCGCTGCATGTAGCCGAGGCGCTGCGCGAGCCGCGCGTCTTGCAGCTCCTTCTGCCGGCGCTCGCCCTCGCGCTGAAGGTCGGTCATCCGCTTCTGGTGCTCGGCCTCAAGCGCTTCGATCTTGTCGTTGACCTTGCCCTCTTCGAGCAGGCGCGCGTCGCCCTTCAGGGACTTGTTGCCGCGCACCTCCGTCATCTCCTGGTCGAGCACCCGCCGGCGGGTGTTGTAGAGGTCGATGAGGGCCGTCTCGACGGCGGCGCGGTAGTCGTCCCACGACTGAGCGCTGCGCTCCAGGGCGTAAGACTGGCCGGACTCGATCTTGTTAAAGGTGCGCTCGGCCTTCGACGCCAGCAGCTCTAACAGACCGATCTGCGTCTTCATTTCGCGGTTGGCCGCCGCCGCCACGCGGCCGGCGCCGCCGCCCCCGCCGCCGCCCTTCGATTCGAGCAGACCCATCGCGCGCCGGGCGGCCTCCTCCTCGGCCTTGTCGGCGAGCGAGCCTTTGACCTTGCCGGAGAACTCGGGGTCGCGCATCGCCTCTTTAGCTTTGGCGATGGCCTCGGCCGTGGACTTCGCGTCCTTCACGATCCCCATCACGCGCGCGGTGATGTCCTGGTCGCGGCTGTTGAACTCGTCCATGATTCCCTGAAGCCGGCGCAGGGCCTCGGCCTGCGCGTTGACGGCTCCGGTCGTCTGGTTGAGCGCGCCGGTCGTGGACTGGTTCTTAGCTATCCAGGCGTCATAACGGCCGAGGATGGTCGTGATCTCTTTCTCGGTGAACTGAAGTTTCTTCAGCTTCTCGCCGAGGGCGTCGCGCGTGAGGTTGAGCGCGCCGGCCGTCGCGATCAGGCGGTCGGTGTTGGTTTCGAGCGCCGGGGTGTATTCGTTGTCCAGGTTCTCGCGCACCGCGGAGACGACCGAAGAGAGGCGGTCGGTCGCCTTGCCGGCCTGCTCCGTGGTCTGCTTCCAGATGCGCTGATTCTGGTCGGCCTTCGAGACTTCCTCGCTCCACACCTTGATCGTCTTCTCGGCCTGCCTGACCTTGCCGTCGTTCTCGACCACGGCCGCGCCGAAGAGGCGCAGCTTCGCCTCAAGCTCTTCGGTCGAAGCCTTCAGCTTTCCTTGTATCGAGTTGTTGAGCTGGTCTACGGCGACCTTCTCGCCGGCGAGCGCGGCCGTGTAGTCCTTCGTCTGCGGCGTGAGCTGGCCGAGGAGGATGCCGAGGCGCTTGTGCTCTTCGGCCGAGAGCTTCTGGCCCGACGCGAGCTTGGCGGTGTAGGTGGCGGCCTCGCCGGCGGCGGCGCGGACGCCGGCCAGCCGATCAACCATCTCGCGCGTCGCGTTGGCCGCGCGCTCGGTCGCCGTAGACCAATCAATCATCGACGCGACCGCGATGCCGCCGGCGACGATGACCGCACCCCACCCGAGGGCGAAGGTCGCGAGCGCCGTCCCCGACATGACCGTCACCTGCGAGAAGGAGGTCATGATCGCGACGGTGTTGCGCAGGGAGGCGATCAACTGGGGGATGCGCTGCGCCGTCGTGATGAGGAGCTGTGAGTTGTAGAGCACGTGCGCGGCCGTGAGGCCGCCGACGGCGACGCCCGCGGCCGTGAAGATGCCGGGGTAGGCGGTGACGAGCCGGAGCATCGAGGAGAGCGGCCCCTCGACCAGCTCGTAGACCCGAAGCCCGAAGCCCTCGGCCTGACTCTTCGCCGCGTCCCACGCGCCGCGGAGCCCTTGCGCGCGCGCCGCCGCCAGGTCGGCCGCCGCGCCCGAGCGCGTGACGGCGCCGGTCATCGCGTCGTAGCGGTCGACGCCGACCAGAAGTATTTCGTTCGCGGCGCGGATGCCGTCGGACTGGAAGATCGTCGTCATGGCCGCCTGACGCTGCTGCTGCGTCATCCCGGCCAGCTTCTCGGTGAACTGCGCCACGAGGTCGCGGAAGGGGAGCATCGCGCCGTGGCCGTCGTAGATATTTATCTTCAGCTCTTCGAGCTTGCGGGCGGCCTCGTCGGTCGGCGCCGCCAGCTTCATCAGCATGGTCTTGAAGGAGGTGCCCGCGTCGCTGCCCTTCAGGCCGGCGTTAGCCATGAGGCCGAGGCCGGCGATCAGTTCCTCGATCTTGACGTTGTTGGAGGCGGCGACCGAGCCCGACATTTGGAGCGCGGCGGCCATGTCGCCGATCTCGGCCGACGTGGCGTTGGCCGAGGCGGCGAGCAGGTCGGCGACGCGGGTCGAGTCGCGCGCTTGCAGCTTGAAGGTGTTGAGGGCGTTACTGCTGATCTCCGCGGCGCGGGCCTCGCTGACCTGCGCGGCGGCGGCGAGTTGGAGGGCGCCGCGCGCGGCCTCCATCGTCTGCTCGACGTTCATCCCGGACTTCGCCAGCTCGGTCATCGCGGCGGCGGCGTCGGCGGCCGAGGTCGCGGGCAAGGAAACGTCTTCGCCGAGCTGCTTGGCCTTCTGGCCGGCGCGCTCCATCTGCCCGGCCGTCGCCTGGGTCGCAGCGCCGAGCATGTTCATCGAGTCCCGGTACTTCATACCGAGGTCGAGGACACTCTCGCCGATCTGCAACGCGCCGCTGATTCCCGTCGTCGCGACGACGAGATCACGGAGCCGCCCCGAGAGCCGGCCCGTGATGTCGTCGGTCAAAGAAAAGGACGCCGACAGCCTGGCCGACGAGGCGGTCAGACGGTCGGCGCCCTGCTCGGCGTCACCGATGCTCTTCTTGAGCTTCTTGGCCGTCTCGCTCGCGCGGCCGGCGTTCGTCTCAAGCGGTCGTGTGTCGAGGTCGATGACCCCGTAGACCTTGAAGGCTTCGATTGCCACTGGCGGCTTTATCCTTACTTCGGGGTCACGTCCTTGCGGTTCCCCTCAAAGCTGGCCTTAGCCTTGTCGGCCTCGGCCTCGCACTCCATCGCCGCCAGCGCCCAATCGTAGACAGCCGGCGCGTTCGCCAGCTCCTCCACGGTGTACGCGCCCTTGAGGTAGATGATGACCTGAAGGACGGCGTACCAGTCGGCACAGCTCCCGTGCTTGCCCTTCGTAGCGAGCCAGAGGACTAGCTCGCTTTTCTCGTAGGGTTTGCGATGTCACCCAGGATTTCTTTCCCGATGGCACCGAGGAAGCTGTCGGAGCACAGCAGCAGCGTTTCGTAGCTGATCGGAATCGGCTTCGGCTCCACGAGGTAGACCGGCGCGTCCGCGGTGCTCTTCTCCTCGTCGAGTTCGCCGTCGTCCATCACGTCCCAGGAGACGAGCAGGTCGGCGAGCATCTTGCAGTCCGACTCGCGGCGCGCCTTCTCGGCGTCCTCGGCCAGCCCGACGCACGCGGCGACGGCCACGAGGCGCGCGCGCAGGTCTTCGGCCGAGAGCCCTTCGAGCCCGTCGGTGAGCGCCCGCACGGTGGCGCGCTCGTCGAGGGTCAGCGGTCGCTCTTTGCCGATCTGTGAGAGCTGCGCCCGGTAGGCCGGCGTCATCACTTCCGTCTTGTAGACGATGTTTACTTCGTCGCCGCGGTACGTGAACTTGAGCGGCGCCTGTTTGCGCTGGAGGTCTGAGAACTTCAAAGCGGTGGTGTCCTTTCTGACGCCCACGTCCGGCGGCCCACGGGGAGCCGGCCGGACGCGGGTCGGGTGAAGCTGTGAATCGACGTGAGCGCTTTAGGCGAACGTCGAGAGCGTGACGCCGCCGGTGACTTGCAGCTCGACGGTCTGAGGGATGGCGTCGGAGACGGACGGCTTGAGCCCGTTCTTGGCGACCATCACGAAGCCGGTGATCTTGATCTTGCCGGAGGCGTTGCCCTCGGGGCCGTAGACGAACCTGAAGCCGATGTTGGTCGTCCCGCCGGTCGGGTTGCCCTTGCCGAGCATGTTCGCGATCTGCGTGTAGAGCGTGGAGGTGTAGTTGGCGTCGAAGGAGAGCTTGCGGTTGACGAGGCCGGGGATGAAGACGTGCCCGGTGTCCTTGAACGCCGTCACCTGCACCAGCTCGGCCTCCTCGGGGAAGTCGATGCTCTTGACCTGGTTGGAAATGTCGATCAACGCGCCGGCCAGGTTCTCCAGCTCGAAATGCGTATCGCGACCGTGAAATGCTTGCGTGGTCATGTGTGGCGGCCTTTACCTTTCCTGGGGGTTACGACTTGCGGTGAATGGCGACAGCAAAGGTGACGGGGCCGCCGGTGGACGACCGGACGACGCGGGTGTAGCGGTTGACGGTGCCGGCGACTTCGAGGCGGAACGCGCCGCGGGCGTTCTTCTGCGGCAGCGTCACGAGGTCGGTCCAGACCGCGCCGTCGGGCGAGTGCTGAACCTTGAGGTCGAGGGTGCCGGCCGCCGCGAAGTTGAGGACGTGGAACTGCGCGATCAGCCCCTTCGTGGTGGCGGCGCCGTTGTCCACGGCCGCGCCGTTCTGCGAGGCGCCGGCGGCGACCGTCTGCACGGGCGCGAGCGGCACGGCGATGAGCAGGCCGTTGGAAGCCTGGAACCCGAGGTTGATCTGCGCGATACCCTTGACCTGCGTGTTGGTCTTGTAGTTCACCGCGTCGCCCGACGCGATGAGGATGAGGTCGGACTGCGACGAGTAGCCTTCGGGGCCGATGAGGATGAGCTGGTTGTTCGCGGGGAGCGCCCCGAGTTTGGTGCGGAACTCCGTATCGACGAGGTTGTTCAGCGCCACGGGGTCGGAGCAGGGGAGGAAGCCTTCGAGCACGACCTTCGCGTCCGGCTGGCCCGGGATGTATTCGAGGCCGGCCGAATTAAACACAGTGACGTTGAACATCTCGGCCTCGGCGTTGATGTCGGCCGAGTTGAAGATGCCCGACGTGTCGAAGCCGTTGACGATGACTCGTGTCGAGAGGCCGTGCTTGGCGAGGGTCATGGGTTAGGACTCGTCTCCCGGCGACTGAAGGGGGTTGAGCTGGAAGACCGGCGCGGGGGCGTCCGGCCGCGTGGCGGCGGCTTCGGGGTCGGGGAGAGGCTGCAAGGTGTCCAGGTCGCCGAAGTAGACGGCGCCGCAAGCCTTGAGGCCGTCGAGAGCTTCGCGCGAGAGGTCGCGCGGGGCCTCGGCGCCGGCCGGGTACTTGACCGGGCTCTTGGCGCGCTCGCCGCGCTCGTCGGTCAGCTCGACGGCGAGAATCCACCCGGCGCGCGGCTCGACCGGCGGCGCCTCCTTCTTCGGTTCTGTTTTCTTCGTCGCTTGTTTCTTCACTGTCGTAAGACCTCGGCCTTGAACTCGACCACCTGATGAGAAATCGTGTAGCCGGGGCCATCCACCGGCAGGGGGAACTGCCCCCCGTAGATCATTTCGGCGACGCGCCCGTCGCCGAGCTGAAGCCGCCGGCCGTCGTCACCCTTGAACCGCTCGACGACGGCCTCGGCCATCGCCTCGCCGCGCTCGGCGCCGCTGAAGCCCTCGGGGCTGTCCACCGCGTAGCAGTGGAAGCGCAGCAGGAACTTCTCGACCGCGGGCACGTCAGACTTGGCGGCGAAGTCCGGCCGGCTCGGGCCGACGAACTCGAAGACGATGTAGGGGTAATGCCCCTGCGGGTCGTCGGGGTTCGGCGCGGGACCGGCCTGGTAGTGCAGGCCGCCGCCGGCGAGGGCGTTGACCGTCGCGTCGTTCGCGCGCGCGTAGACCGCTTTGCGCAACTTATTCATCGCCGGCCTCCGCCTCCCTCTCCATCGCGCGCGCCAGGTCGTACTGCATCTTGTCGATGTGCTCGACGAAGGCCGGCGCGAGGTAGGGCCGCGGCTCCATGCCGGGCGAGTCTCCGTAAGACCACTCGGCCGGAACCTCGGCCCCACTCTCGGCGCCGCGCTGACCCGTGCCGAACTCCACAAAGTCGGAGTGCGCGGCGCCGAAGCCGACCACCCACGTCTGGCCCTCGGGCTGCACTTCGCCTGAGTCGTGCAGCTCGCCGGAGCGGTATGAGTTGCGGCGGATGTTGCGCTGCGCGGTACGGAGCACCTTTCTTGCGTACCGTTCAGCGACCCGCCGGACATCGTTCCGCGCCTTCTGGCGGTAGTAGGTCAGTCCCCGTTGAGTCAGCGTCGCCATTTCTTTCACAGAGCGCGCCGGCCGTCGGCCGGCCGGCTCAATTTCAGAAACTAACAGGCGGCGCGGGGTAACTTTTTAGGGCCGGATTTTGGCGGGGTTCGTGAGAGGATACGGGCGGGGGTAGTGAAGGGAATGAGCGTTCAAGTGACTGTCACCGGCCTCGACGTGGAGCTGGCTCAGGCCGGAACCTTCGAGCGGCCGCACGCGACCCAACTCGTCGGCGCGAAGGTACGCCTGGCACTTTCGATTGACGACCACGGGCGGCGCCGGAGCGTGCTCTGCGACACCGAGGACGAGCTGAACGGCGAGGAGTTGCAGGCGCTGTCGGAATTGCTCGACCGGATTCAGGCGCGGCTCGCCGGCGCCTACCAGCGCGTGATCGACGGCGCGGCCACTAAGCCGGCGCCTGATGCGTCCGGGTCGCCTGGGTAGCCTTGACCTCGATCAGCCCGACCGGCGACACCGACGGCTGACCGTCCACCATGAAGCGCATGAGCGGCGTGAGGCCGGCGACCGCTTGCAGCTCCAGGATGTCTCCGGCGCGCACGTCCACGGCCTTGCCCACCATGAAGTAGTCGCCGACCTTCGCCTCGAAGACCATCGCCAGCTTCGCCATCAACCCGCCGCCGGCGCCGCTCCACAAACACTTATGAGGCCCCGTGACCTCCTCGGCCCCGGGCCGCTTCCCGCCGCCGCCGTCCGAGACGGCCGCGCCCTGCCGGATGATCTTCACGCTGAAGGGCGAGCCCTCGATGAGCTGGCCGCCGACGCCCGACATTGAAAGAAAAATGTTTCCTAAATTCACGGCTCGGCCCTCGTGGTTTTCCTATCAGACGTGGCTCTCCTATGTTGATGGGTCTACTTAGTGTCGAGAATTTACCTTGTCGGGAAAACCCCGACGCGGTGAAAAACCGATTCGGCCTTAGTGCCGGCGGTCAGCCGATGGCGAACCGTTTGAACTCCATCAACAGGTCGCGCGCCGCGTCGCACAGCCCCACGTCCTTCGTCTTATTGTTGAAGCCGACCGAGAGCGGGCCGACGCTGAAAGAGGAGATGCCGGCCGGGATGTTGCCGGCCTCCGAGGCGAGCTTCGCGCGGTGCGTGGCCTGGTGGCCGACGGCGAGCCGCACCTTCGGCGGGATGTCCTGCAACGTCGTGTAGACGATCTCGACGAACGGCTGCGTGATGCCGAGGGCGATGATCTGCGACGTGAGGCTTTCGGCCGTCGCGAGCGCGACCAGCTCGACGTAGTTCTCCTGGTTGTTGACGAGGACCTCGTCGGCCTGGAAGGTGGCGCGCTGCCCCGCGCCGACGACGACGGCGAAGGAGGAGACGGCGGCGACCGGCGGCGCGTTGACCGAGACGCGGCGCGTCTCCGGCCTCCACTTGTGCTGCTCGGTGCGCGCCGCCGGCGAGAAGTCGCGACCGCAGAACGAGTCCACGTCGCGCGAGGCCATCGCCAGCAGGGCCTTCACCTTCACGGCGTCGGCCGCGTAGGCGGCAATATACGCCGACGCGCCGAACACGTCGGCGCGGGCGATGAAGTCGGCCGAGCTGAGATAACACAGCCCGAATAGCTCGTCAGTTTCGAGGGGCATCTGCCTACTGCTCGATGATCGTCACCGGGAGCGGCGGGAAATCCTTCTTCAGCGTCTTGAGCTGGTCGGCCGTCACGTTGTCGGCGCGGCCGTTGTCGTCGAAGAAGAGTTCGCCGCACTTGCCGCGGAAGCCCGGCACGCTGATCGAGACGACCGCGCTCTTCAGCTCCACGCCGCCCTTGCTGTTGTCCTTGTCCGCCATGTCAGTCCTTTCGTGATGAGTGATGAGTGATAAGTAGTTCCCGGGGCGCGTCGGTTCACCATACCGCGAGCCCGGCTGTCACCTGAGCCGGAGCGCCACACCCCGGGAACTTCGGTCGCTGCCGGCGCAAGCCCCCGCCGGCCGGCAGCGATGTCAAAACATCGGCTGACTAGTCTGACTAGTCGGGTTTAGACCGTCGTCTTGCCGATGCGAATCTTGCGCTGGAAGTTCTCGATGAAGACGACGAGGCCGTTCATCAGGAACGCGATGTAGACGTTCGAGAGCGCGTTGTTGTACCCGACGGGCAGCTCCAGGATGACCGGCGACGGCGAGCCGAGGTAGGCCATCGCCATGCCCGACGTGTCCACCACGTAGAGGTCTTCGGTCGCGATGGGGCCGGGCAGGTTGTAGTAACCGATGCCCGAGTTCTGCGTGTTCGACGGGATGTTCTGGAAGCGCTGAAGCACGTCGGCGACGGTCAGGAGGCCGTTGGCCGAGAGGTTCGACGCGAAGCCCGCGCCCGGGGCGCCGTCCACGACGCGGAGCACCTGCTGGAACTCCTTGTTGACCTGGATGCGCGCGCCGTAGGTCAGGAAGATCAGCATCGAGAGCACGTCGGCGCCGGCGTTGGCGAGCTGCGCAATCGCCGTGTTGATCGTGTCGATGTGCGTGTCCCCGCCGCTCTTCGTGATCGAGGTGCCGGCGGCCTTGAGGATGGTGCGCAGGCCGTCGAAGGCGTTGGCGTCGTACAGCCCCTCCTCGTCGTTGAGGGTCTTGGCGGCGGTCGAGTAGTTGCCCTGGAAGAACAACGCCTGATTCTTCTTGGCTATCGCCGTGAAGGCCGCCGCGACTTCGAGGTTGTCGGGGCCGGTCAGGTCGTAGCCCATGCCGGACTGCGCCGTCGCGTACTGGAGCTTGAGCGAGATGCCCCGCTTGTTGGCGATGACGGCGATGTTCGAGTTCGCCTTGCGCACGAACGTCGAATCGGCCTCGGTCGCGGTCAGGTCGCCCAGCTCGGAGACGGTGGACGCCTCGCCGTGGCCGGTGCGCACGTTGTAGGTGTGGACGAGGCCGTTCGCGGGGATGGCGCGGATGTTGGCGAGCGCGGGGAAGTTGCGCAGGTACGCCTCGCGGAGCAGGGGCTCCAGGTCGGTGCGGATCATCGGCCCGCCGGAGCCGCCGCCGGTGGTGAGCGCTTTCTCCAGGACGCCGACGAGGGCGCTGTCGAAGCTCTTGCCCTGGATGGCCTGCTCGAAAGCCTGCTCGATGGCGTTGGCGCGGCCCGAGCCGCGCATCCAGTCGGAGACGGGCGTACCGCCCTTGCCGGCGTTCTTCTGAAGGAGCGAGGAGATCATGCCGCCGAGCTGGCCGTTGGGGACTTTGTACTGTCCGTCGGCGCGCTTCTCGGACAGGTAGTCGTAGGGGTTGGCGAGCACGGCGTCGGTGCCGAGCTTGGCGTAGCCGGGGTGCATCGCGCCCAACTCCTCGAAGCTCTTGCGGAGCGTGTCGATGGTCTGGATGCGCTGCTCGTTCGGCGTGACGCCCTTCTGCTCGGCCTCGACCGCGCTCCCGCCGGCGGAAGTGCCCGCCGCCGCGGCGCCGCCGCCGGCAGCCGCGGCGGTGGTGGCCGCCTGGCCGGCGTCGAGCTTCGCGAGGAGGCCCTTCATTTCTGCGACGAATGCTTCGTTAGTCATGGCTGGTTTTGCGTTACCTCAAAAGTCGAATGAGTGGGTCGAGTTCGGCTCAGGAGGACGCCGCGACTGCGCCCGGCCGCACCGAAGGCTGCGCGGAGTACTTGCGCAGCGCGGTGAGCAGGACGAGGGCACCGGCTTTCCAGGCATCGGACTCTTGGCTCTTGGTGACGAGCTGTGAAGCGAGGTTGACGGCCGTCTCGTCGGCGAGGATCGCCTTCTCGACGCCGAGCAGCGCGCAGACATCGGCCGAAGCCTCGATGGCGAGCCCGTCCGCGGCGGTGGCCGCCGGCAGCGACAGGCTGCGGGCGACGACGGCGTGAAGTCTCTCAACCTCCGCCGCGTCGGCCGCGCCTGCCTCCGCCAGCGCCTTCGTGTGCTGATAAAGAATTTCGGGGGTGCTGCCCGGGTCGCCCTTCGTGACGACTTCGACGGCGGCCTCGGTGTTGAGGCGGTCGAGCAGCGAGTAGGAGTAGGTGCTGCCGTCGAGGTAGCTGGTGGCCGCGCGGGTGAAGGACTCGGCGAACTCCACGAGCGCCTCGGCGAGCGTGCCCGCCACGTCGAGCTTGTCCTCGTCGCCGGTGGCCGCGCTGTTGCGCCGGTAGATGCGGTAGACGACCGCGTAGAGCACCGAGACGACATCCGACATCGACGGCACGCGCTCGGCCATGATGTCGGCGAAGAGGCCCTTGACCTCCGTCGCGAAGGCCGCGCGCGGGTCGATGACCTTGCTCTCGGCGCCGCCGGCCGCCGCGGCGTCGGCCGTCTTCACGTCGCCGGCCTCCGACAGCTCCAAAGCCTTCCTTGCGTAGCCGACCCAGGAGTCCTGGTTACAGGGGATGCCGACGATGGAAGTCTCAAGGAGGTACACGTCGTCGATGAGGCGGCGGCCGTCGGAGCTGGCCGACTTCTCGCGCACCGCGACGGTGACTGAGGCGCCGAGCTTGCAGCGCTTGGCCTCGATGATCTCCCACGTCTTGACCGCGCGCGGGTTCGACTCCTCGACCACCACGTCGTAGACGAGGCGGGTGATGTTGCCCGACTTCTCAAGCCGCGCCTCTTTCACCGCGCCGAACACGTCCTCCGGAACCATCTGCTTGTGGTTGAGGAACATGGTCTGGCCGACGGCGCTCTTCTCCATCTGCTTGAGCGCCTTCTGCGTCATCACGTCGCCGACCAGATCGGTCGTGTTGGTGGAGGCCGTGAGGGTGACGATCTTCTCCCCGCCGTCGCCGGTGTGCGCCTTGAGCGCGATGCCGTCCGAGTCAACGTCGGAGAAGAATTTGAAGGTGAGCGGCTGAGCGCTGCCCGTCGCGGGCTGAGTCTTCGTTTCCATCAAAAAAGGCTCCCGAACCGACCGACTCGTCGCGCCCCTGCGGCGCGACTGTCTACGGTTCGAGAGCCTAAAGAATTTTGACGGGTAACTTTTTAGGGCCGGTTTTTACAGGGCTTCAGCGTTCGTGAAGCACCTCCTGCCACACGATCTCCTCGTCCGGTTCGTCGCTCCGTACTCTGTCGCCGGGCTGGTCGTGCTGGCCCGGCGAGAGGGTAGGGAAGGAGGCGACGCCGGCCGCCTGCCCCTCGGTGAGCGGGTCGCCCGGCAGGGCGTAGCGGCCGGCGCGGAAGCACGCGCGCAGGACGCGGTTGAAGGCGCTGGCCGGGAGCGCGAGGAAGAAATGCCGGTCGGTGTGCTCGCACGCGACGGCGCGCAGCTCCATGAAGACGGCCTGCGCGAGCCAGGCCGAGACGCCGGGCGTCTGCTGAGTGGTGAACAGGTCGGCCAGCTCGACGGCGGTCAGCTCCTCCGTGCGGAAGAGGCTTTCCAGCGCGCGCGACGGCGCGGCGACGACTTGCGCCCGGGTGACGGACGCGGGGTTGAGTTCTGACATCGCGGGGGAACCTCAGATGTGGCCGTTCAGGCCGTGGTTGCTGCTCAGGCCGAGTGCGGCCGCGGCGATCTGGAAGATGGGGAACTGCGTGACGATGTAGTGCTGGAAGAGCACCCCGGCGATGACGCCGAAGCAGCACCCGACGGCGTAGACGAAATACTCCCGCCGGTTCGAGTGGTGCGCGGCGCGGTAGCCGGCGCGGATCATGTAGGTGTTGATGAAGCAGAAGGCGACGCCCCAGCCGAGCCGGCCCTGCGCGAAGTTGCGGATGTTGGTGGTCAGTAGGAAGAGCTGGACGAAGCCGATTAAAAGGTTGTATTGCGCCGGCGAGAGCCGGGCGAGGAGGGAGAAGCGGGCGGGCCGGGGGACGGCCGTCGATGCGTCGCTCATGACTGTTGATTCACCTCGGGGTCGTTCGTCTCGGTCGAGCCCTGCTCGGGGGGTAGGAGCCGGAACTCGAAACTACATTTGCAGCCCGACAGGCATTGGCACTCGCCGATCTTCAAGAGCGATCCGATCTGCTGCCAACCCCTGCCGGCCTGCGCGATGCAGCCGTCACAGTGGCGGGTGATGACGCCACCGAGCACGCGCCGCTCGAACTTCTGGCCGGCGTCGCGCTCGCGCGCTCTGACTGCGTTCTCGTATGCGGCGACGGCCGCGCCGGCGTACCGGCGCGACCGTGCGACGAGTCGTCGGGCGTACTCCTCGCGCTCTTCGCCGCTCAGCTCCTCCCAGCGTGAGAGGAGTTTATTGGCGTGCCGGTACTGCGCCTTGATCGCGGCACCGGCCCGGCCCCAGGCGGTCGGCGACATCTGCGCGCGCCCGCCGTTCGCAACCATCGAGGTTGCGAGAACCGAGTCTTTGACGGCGGCAAAGTGTTTGCGCGCCCATTGTTCGGGAGATAGTTGTCCGGTAGTGAGGAGCGTGGCGAGCTGCCCCATCCGACGGCCACCGGCCGCGGCTACTTGATGAACTCCGCGGCGAACGTCGGCGGGGGTGACGACCCCGACTTTCACGGCGTAGTAGCGCCCCGTGCGGTGCCATGTGACGGTCGGCGTCGCCAATTCTAATGCACCTTACCCCGCGCGCGCTACCGCACGCTTAGAAGCGGCCGGCGGGCCTTTAGCTGCCCGGCTCGGCGACGTAGACGACGCCGACGACCTGCCGGCGGATGGTGAAGGGGAGTCCGCAGCGCTCGCACTCCTCGGCCTGCTCGATGTGGTCGTGCAGCGGGAGGTCGATGGCCCGGAAGAGCACCGGATGGTCGCAGGCCGGGCGCGGGCATCGCACCTCGGCGGGGAAGCCCGGCCGGTTCACGGCTTGACCTCCGGCGCAACGCAGTCGCGCAGGACGGCCGGCGCGTACTGGCGCCACAGGGCCGCCGCGGAATCCTTGTCCGTCTCGGTGATCGCGGCGAGCCGGTCGAGGTCGGCGAGGCTGAAGCTCTTCTCCTCTTCGCCGCCGTCCTCCTCGTCGTCCACGTCGTCGGCCTCCTCGCGGTCCTGCTCCGCGCGCGCGCGCCCGCCGTCGAGGTCTTCGCCGGCGTCGAAGCGTTCCTGAAGGAGCGAGAGCGGGGTGGGGAGGCCGGCCACGTCCACCAGGATTTCGTCGGCGACGGCCAGCTTGAGCTTCGACAGTCCCGACGCCTCGCGCGCGTCGTTGATCGAGACGAACGCGCGCCCGCCGACCTGCGTGCGCGTGATCTCGGACTGGATTTTCTCGTCCTTCTTCCCCATGACGGGGTAGTCGAGCATGACGTTGTGAGCGGAGCGGCGGCCGAAGCGGCCGGCGATCTGCTGGTTCTCCATCTCGCGCAGCTTGAAGAGGAGCTGGCCGAAGCCTTCGACGGCGTTCGACAGCATGGCCTCGGTGTTGGCGCGCGAGGTATCGACGGCGAGCGCGAGCATCGCGGTCGGGATGCCGAAGACGGCGGCGACCTGGCGGACGAACCAGACCTGGGTGTCGAGGAGCTGCATTTCGCGCTCCGACGGGTTGAAGGAGACGAACTCGGCTTTCGAGGTGCCGCCCATGACGACGAAAGCCTTTTTGACGGCCTGAATCTCGGCGCGCACCTGGTCGACTTGGGTCTGCGTGACGCCTTCGCCGAGGTTCAGGGCTCCCGACGGCGCGGGGTCGGCGACGCGGCTGAAGAGGAAGTTATCGCCTTCGATGAGCGCGCGCACGGTCATGTCGAGCACTTCGACGTGGGAGAGGCCGAGGAGGTCGTAAGAGCGCGGCCGGTTGACCATGCACATGACATGCGGGTCGGCGAGGTAGCGGCGCACCTGCCCGCCCGGGTGGAGCTGCACGTAGCGCGGCCGTCCCGGGTCGGTGCCGTCCCACCCCTTGACGAAGGCGACGGTCGCGGCGTCCATGGGGACGAAGCCGTAGGGGGCGGCGTCGTTGCGGATGAGGCTTTCGAGCGTGCCGTGGCCGACGACCATGTAGTCTTCGATGAACTGCTCTTTGAGCTGCGCGTAGGAGAGGCCGGCCGGGTTGGGGGTGTCGAGGAGTTCGCGGATGTCGCGCTCGACCATCTTGTTCATCGGCCGCTTGGGGTCGATGGGCTTGAGCATCCACGCGGCCTGCGCGAGCGCGTTGCGCGAGATGTCCAACGCGGCGCGCACCCAGATCGAGTTCTCGGCGAACTGGCGCAGGCGGAGGACGTTCTGCTTTTTGAAGACCTCGCCGTCGCCGCCGCGGAACCGGGCGACGGCGACGGAGCCGTGCGCGGTCTGGATGGTGTCGCCGCCGGTGGCCTGGTCGCGCAGTGACTTGATGAGGCCGCGCGCGAGCACGTCGCCGCCGCGGTCGCCCGTCTCGGCCAGCTCGGCGATGCCGACGGCCAGCCGCGCCGGGTCGGACTGCCCGGCGATGATCTGGCCGGCGAATTTGACTCTTTGAACTAGCTGACGCGCGAGGCTCAAGGCTCCCACTCCTCCGGCGAGGAGCATACCCGGCGGGGAGGGGATACTTTCTAGGGCCGGTTTTAGTTGGCTGTTTTAGGGGCTGGCGGGCGGCGTGGCAGCTTTTCGGGCGGGTGCGGCCGGTCAGCCGCGGTACGTGCCGCAGTAGTCACAGGAGGGCGCGCCCGCCGGCGGCGCGCCGCAGTTGCGGCAGTTGGTGAAGCGCTCGCGCGCGGTCGTGCTGAGCGTCGAGGGGAATGCCCATCCGCCGATGACGTTGAGGCCGGTCAGCCGGCGGGCCTCGTCGATGGAGCGGGCCGCGCGATGATGCCGGCTGAGTTCGAGGAGTGCGTCCGCGATGTCTGCGCCTGGTCGCGCGGCGGCGCGGGCTGCTTTGGCGCAAATGATCTCGGCGCGCATCCGCTCGACCTCCGCGCGTTCGACGTGCGGGCCGAAGTCTATGATGACGTTCGGCACACGATTCTCCGGCCGGTCTTCGTGATTGAGGAAGAGCACCGGCGGTCGTTCGCGCGGCCGGTCGTGCGACCGCCGGCGAGGCGTGAGCAGTCGGCCGAGAAGGTAATTGAGTGCGAAGCAGAGCGAGCCGCTGATGACGGCGAGGATGATGAGGCCGGCGGTCGGAACTTCGGTGTTCATCGAAAGGCTTTCCCTATATATAACGTCTGATAATGGCTATTATGTGATTGCTAAGAATTGCTTATAGCTTTGTTTTTCCGCCCCGCGCCGCATCACTCTTTTTCTCGTCTCGCCCCTATGATGTAACCGGCTTTTCCAAAAATTTTTTAGCCGGGTGGGGGTCTTTAGCGAGCGGTGAAGAAGACGTAGACGAAGGCCAGCGCCTCGACGACGTAACCGATGATGAGTGTGCGGCGGAGATTCACTTCGACGTGGCCTCGGCGATCTCGACAAAGCAGGCTTCATAGCGGCGCATCGCTTCGCGCGCGGACTCCTGCACGTTCACCACGTCGCCCTCCTGAACGATGCGGGCGCGCACGTCGCGCTCGTAAGCGCCGTCAACAGGCTCCTCGATGCGCAACACACGGTCGGCGACGATGAAGGCCGTCCGGTTGCCGCGCCCTGACAGCGTGACCTCGAAAGTTCTCATGCCGCGTCGTAAGCCTCCCTCAGTCGTTCGGACTCTTCGGCCGTCGCGTAGCGGTAGCTCTGCTGCGCGTACTGGATGTCGCTGATCGGCGGCTCGATGCGCCGCGTCTCAGTCCCTTTCCAGATGGCTTTCCAGTTCCCCTGTGTGTCAACGGTGTTGAGTTGGCGCTGTGAGATTTCGATGACCTCGGCGCCGGCGACAACACCCTCCGGCCGGGTGAAGAAAATGTAGTCGCCGACGGCGAGCCTCTTAGGCTTCGAGCCGAAGCGCCAGAAGGCCAACGCGGAAGTCATCTTGTCGTCGAGGAAGTGTCGCAGTTGGTCTTCAGGTACTCGGGTGATGATGTCAGCCATGTTGACCTTCTCCTTGAGCTTCCAGTAAAACGTGAGCCTCACACAGACCTTTAACGGTGAAGCCTTAAAGGTGCCTTCGACACCTACTGCTTCAGCTCCACGTCGAAAGGCAGGTAGACGATCAGGGCTTGCTCGGCCTCGTCGTACTCGGCATAAGCGCCGGTGTCGCGCCAGCGGTTGCTCCCCTGCATCTGCCGGTTGAACCACTCGACACCATCGAGCAGATCGCGTTCGGTCGCGTAGAGCCCGCTACCCGCCGGCCAATGCTCCTCGCCGACGGTCATCGCCTTGATGCGCGCGAGCTGTGTGCGCGGGGCGGCCTTGATCGGCAGGCCCAGGGCGAGCGCGATGAGCGCGCCGCCGGCCGTGCGCATGAAGTCGCGCCGGATGAGTTCGCCGGCCACCTTCGCCGCCACGGCTACGCCTTCTCCCCGAGCGGCCGGCGCTCCTCGAAGATGCGGACGCTGACACGGTAAGAGGGCCGCGCCCGCGGGAACGTCGCCTCTGCCGCCGCGCCGGCCAGCCCGACCTCGCTGCCGCGCACCGTGCTCGTCCTGAACTCGTCGCCGGCTTCCAGCTTGATCTCCAGGCCGCGCTGTGAAGCCACGTAGAGCTTCGCGTTGAGGCTGCGCGCCGCCTCGCGTATCTCGCGCGCGAGCTGGTCGTCACTCATGCCGGCGTACTGCCCTAAAGGGATGCCCTCGAAACTGCTCTCCATTACAACCTCCTGTGTCTGAGCCGCTGGAAGTGGCCGGCGACGAACGCCGACTGAAGTTGGTTGAGACGGTCGCGCTCGACCTCCTCGTTGAAAGCCTTGATGAAGCTCTCGTAAGTGATGAGCCGGAGCCCGGCCGCCTGCCTCCCCAGGGCTTCGGGGCCGCCCAGGTGCGCGACGATGTAGGCCGGGACGGGCCGCTGGCCGTCGGCGAACTCGACGGGCGTGTCCTCGGCGATTGCGCCGCTGCTCGACACGTAGCCGCGCTTTGTTAGTTGCTCACTCACTGCGCCAGACCTCCGACTGAAAAATCAACTTGTCGTCAAACCACACCTTCTTAACCACCGACCCGTTCGGCAGGCCCAGGGTGTAATTGAGAACGTGCCGCGGCAACATCAGCGCCCGCGCGACCTGCGCCTCGGCGATGCGCCGGGCTTCGACGACCGAGATCAGGTTCGGCGGCAGGGCCTCGTCCATGTACGCGCTCGCGAGCAGGTCGGCGAGAGGGCTGCGACCGAGGAGGCGGCAGCGGTGCGCCCATCCCTCGGGGTCTATGTCGGCCGGGCTCCCGTCGGCGTTCGTGACGCGCTCGACCGTCGCACGGCAGCGACCGCAATTCTCCCACCGCCTACTCATATTGCCGCCACTTCTCCGAGTGCCGCCGCATGAAGGTCTTCACGGCCTCGGCCACGTCGTCGCCGGTGAAGTCTTCCCAGGCGCAGGGCAGCGCGTTCATCGAGCCGATCAGCCGGTCAACCAGGGCGACGGCCTGCACGAACTCGACGACAGGCTCTATCTGCACCTCCGGCTCCTCGCTGCCGCAACGGTGGAAGTCGCCGAGGCCGTTGGCGAAGGCCACGCCGACATCGACTACTTCGATGCGCTCGCGCCCGCCGCCGCAGTGTGGGCACCTCTCCCACCGGCGGGTGACTTCGGCCGGCGTGCTCACAGCTCGGCCCTCCCGCACGCCGGGCACCGCCGCGCGTGGTCGCGGAACTGGACATCGACCACGCGCCCGTCCCGCAGCTCGATGGCGTAGGAGAGGGCCGCCCCCATGACACCCGTCGCATGGTCGGCCAGCCGGCCGCCGGTGACGTTGCACAGGGCCTCGGCGCAGTCGAGCGCTCGCGCGCCCGGCCGGTGCGCGACGGCCATGATGTCGAGGTCTTTAGGCGGCGCCGCCGACGGGTCGGCCTTGAGCACGGAGCCA